TAAATCTTCTGGACCAGCTACTCGTGGTTCTAATAAACCAAAAGTTGCTCCTAAAGCTACACCAAAAGCTGTACAACCTTCAGGTCCTTCAAAACGTGGGTCAGCAAAACGTGGAGCAACAAAAACTATTAGCGCAGGTCCTAATACTGGATTTGGTCCTAAAGGTAATCAGTTTGCCGGAAGTAAAGAAGAACGTGCAGCCCTTATGAAAATGTATGGTGGTACTGGTTCTGCTGCTGCCAAAGCTGCCATTGCAGGTAAGCAAGGTAATCTTGCTGCAGGTAAAGCAGACTATGAAGCTGCTCGTATAAAGCGTCTTAGTAAACCTGTAGAGCGTAAGTCTGGCGGTAGTGTAGTTGCTCGTCAGGTAAAAGGTTTTGGTGCGGCACGTAGACCTAAAAAATAAAGGAACTCTACAATGCCGTTAGCAACAGGACGTTCAGCTAAAACCATTAGCAAAAACATTCGTACTCTTAAAAAGGAAGGTAAGCCACAGAAACAAGCTGTGGCTATCTCCTTATCCAAAGCTGGTAAAGCTAAACCTAAAAGGTTAGCTGCTGGACGTTCTGTTGCTAAACCTAGCCTAACAACAACTACTCCTTTATATGGTAAGAAAAGGTCTACACCTAATTCTACTGTTAATAAAGCAGGTAACTATACTAAGCCTACAATGCGTAAGCGTTTATTTGAAAAGATTAAAGCAGGTAATAAAGGCGGTGCATCTGGTCAGTGGTCTGCACGTAAAGCACAAATGTTAGCTAAAGAATATAAAGCCGCAGGTGGCGGCTATAAGTGATAGAGTTTGTCCTTGTTGTCTATATAGGGGCAACAAAAATAGACGAGACACAAAGATTTATAGATGTAGATAGATGTTTATACTTTGCAGAAAGATTATCTAATCAACGCTCTGTACCTGCAGGAGATAATAAAAGATTAAACATAACAGCAGTTTGTAAACCAATACCTAAGTTAGGAAGATAATATGATTACAGAAACTTTAGCAGGTATTGCGTTACTGAAAAGTGCAGTAGATGGAATTAAATCTGCAATAGGTACTGCACAAGACATTAGTGAAATTGCAAGTCATATAGATAATCTTTTTGAAGGTGAAAAGCAAGTACAACAACAACGTGCTAAAAAATCAGGTACTGGAATAGCAGACCAGTTTGGTATTAAAACTGTAGCACAGGAAATGATTGATGCTAAACTTGCTAAAGAAAAAATGCAAGAAATAGCTACTATGGTTGATATGCGTTTTGGTCATGGAACATGGGCAGGGATTGTTGCAGAACGTGCTAAACGTATACAAGAAGCAAAAGAAGCAGCATTAGTAGCTAGAAGAGAAGCAATGAAAAAACATAATGAATTGATGGATAATATAAAGATGGGTGTTATTATAGCAAGTATATTAGCACTTGGTGCTGGTTTAATTATTATGATTATGGTTTCTGTTGCAAATGCTTTAATGTAATGATATAATAAGGAATGTTAAAATATGGCTTTAAAAAAACCACAAAGGAGTTTGAAGGCTTGGACAAAACAGAAGTGGACAACTAAGAGTGGTAAACCCTCTACTCAAGGTCCAAAGGCTACCGGGGAACGGTACTTACCAGCAAAGGCAATCAAGGCATTATCATCAGCAGAGTACAAAAAAACTACGGCAGCAAAAAGAGCAGGAACAAAATCAGGAAAACAATTCGTTAAGCAGCCTAAGACTGTCGCAAAAAAGGTTCGCAAATATAGGAAAGTAAAATAGCATGGCAGGTAAATCTTCTAAATATCCGGGCGTAAAACGTCTGCCATCAGGAGGCATAGAATATCGTGGAACAACTTTTGCAGGGTTTAACAAACCTAAAAAATCTAATCGTCCAGAAAAAAAGGGAATGGTTCTCGCAAAGGATGGAGATACAATTAAACTTATTCACTTTGGAGCAAAAGGATATGGACATAACTATTCACCAACGGCTCGTAAATCTTTTAAGAGCCGTCATGGAAAAAACATTAGTAAGGGTAAGCTTAGTGCTGCTTATTGGGCCGATAAAGTATTATGGGCTGGACCGGGCAAATCTAAAAAAACTCCACCAAAAACTCAGAAACATAAGAAGTATGGTAAGGAGAAATAAATAATGTCTAATAATAGATTATATGATACAAGTAAAGTTAAAATTATTAAAATTCCCGCAGCTATGAATTATGGTATGCGTAAAGATGTAGAAGTTACTGCTAGTTCTAAAGATGGAGCAAACCGTGGTCAGCGAACACCCTATGCTCGTACATCAAAAAAGAAAGGCGGTTCAATAGCTAAAATGAACAAAGGAAAGCAACCAAAAAGTTATGCACAAGATACTACCCCACCATCTCCGTATGTTGCAACTCCAGATGGATATATGGTTCTTAAAGAAAAAAGTGTTAATATACCTATACCTAAATCAAAACCTAAAGCCCAGCGTAAGAAAAAGGGTGGACGAATTGGTTCAGGTTGTAATAGGCTTTATTAATGGCTATAAATCGTGGAAGTATTCGGCAACAAATTACAAAACCAGGATTGATAAAACGATTGACCAAGACTTCTGGAAAGAAGAATGGGAAAAAGAAATTAAAGGTTTCTACACCAAACAATAGGTTATACTAATGGCTACTTCAGGTACATTTAATTTTTCTATGGATATAGATGAAATTATCCAAGAAGCTTTGGAAATGATTGGGGGTGAAGAAACTCTTGGTCACGAGCCTAAGTCTGCTCGGCGTTCCATTAACTTGCTTCTTCAGGATTGGCAGAACCGTGGTGTTATGCTATGGACTGCTAATACATCTGCAGTAACGCTTACAACAAGTGTTACTACATTTACTCTTGCATCTGCAACTATTGATGTGCTTGAAGCTGTACATAATCGTAGCAATACTGATATTCAACTTGAACGTATTTCTATGCAGGAGTATTTAAAAATTCCTAATAAAGGTCAGACAGGACGTACTACACAGTATGCTGTTAGACATGAACGTGGCGCACCTGTAGTACATCTTTGGCCTATTCCTTCTAATTCAACAGACCAAATTAAATTAGAACTTGTACGTTATATGGAAGATGTAGATAAGTCTGCTTTTCAAAATGCAGATATTTCTCGTAGATTTATACCATGTCTTACTGCAGGTCTTGCGTATCAAATGTCTATGAAACGTCCCGGCGTAGAAGGTGGTCGCATTCAAATGATTAAACAAGAATATGAAGAAAGACTAGGACGTGCTATGGAAGAAGATAGAGAACGTGTAAGTATTTTCTTTAAACCAAAGGTTAATATTTAATGGCAAGTGGTAAGTATGCATTTGGCATATGTGATATATGTGGGTTTAGATATAAGTTAAAAGAGTTAAAAAAGAATAGCTATGGCATGATGGTATGTCCATTAGACTATGATGGTAAGTATGATTTACAAAGCCATCCTCAAAATAAAACACCTAAGATATCAGATGATATATCTATTAAAGACCCTCGTCCACGTTCACCTATGCCACCTACAAATGTAACAGTAACAGATTGGTTACCACCTTACCCACCGGGAGTATAAAATGGCTAGAGGTAAAAATGTAATCCAAGAATGTCAAATCTGTGGGTTTGAATTTAGACGTTCTTTGATGCGTTTAAACTCTAGTGGTCTACTTGTTTGTCCTGAAGATTACGAAGGTTCTTATGATTATAAAAGTCACCCACAAAATAAATCACCCGATACTCGTAAAGAACAACCTTGGGTTATAAATGCAAGACCAGAAGATACATCATTTAATTCTTCTGGTGGTGGTGGTGGCGGTAGAAATATTGTTTGGAACACTGCCATAGTAAACTATAATAATATTACTACTCTTTATTGGAATAATATATAATGGCATCATTAACTAATAAAACTATTGCTAGTACCTACAAAGATTTGCTACAAGTTAGTAATAGCAATTCAGGTGTAGATGGTACTCTTAGAAATATTGAAGATGGTGAAGGTACTTCTTCTGCTTTACAGATTTCTCAAAGTGGTGTTAATATTGATGGTGACTTCTATATAGGTGGTAACCAGCTTACCGCAACTGTATCCGCACTCAATAACATTGCTGACCTTACTGGCACTAATGGCATTGTAGCTGTTAGTGGTGGTAATGTTTATGGGCGTTCAATCGCTGCTACAGGCCCTCTGAGCGTCACTAACGCTGATGGTACAGAAGGTAACCCAACAATTGCTTTAGTTAGCTCTGCAGTCTCTGCAGGGGCTTATGGGCCTATGTCTACATTTACTGTAGATGGGTATGGTATCATTACTGATGTAACTGTTGCTTCAACTATTTCTGCTAATGCTTTTATTGGTGGTACATTTGATGGTTCTAAACTTGACATTGAAAACAATGTTTCTATTGGTGGTACACTTATTGTATCAGGAACTTCTAATTTAAAAGAAATTAGTGCAACAGATGTTATTTTCAATACTGTTAGTGCAACATCTAATATTTATTCGCCTGTTGTAAGTACTGGTAGTCTTCATGCAGTTAGTGCAAGTATTGGTGATTTATATGCTGCCAATCTTTCATTTACAAATGTGTCTGCAAATGCGCTTACTCTTTCTAATCTTACCGTACAAACATCTTCAAGTTTTGCTGGTGTTGCAACATTTACTGCAAGTACAACATATGATTCCAATGTAAACTTTAAAGATAATAAAACTCTTTCATTTGGTGATTCTGGTGATTTAGAAATTATTCATAATGGTGTACATTCAAATATTCGTGATGTAGGAACTGGTAATCTATTTATTCAAAGTAATGAAATTAGACTTACTAATAATGGTTCATTTTCTATGCTTACCTTGGCTGATGGTCAAGATGCAGATTTCCCATACGGTGTTCAGGTAAGTGGTACGGTTAGTGCTACTAGTTTTGTTGGCCCAACTATTACAAGTATTACTACTGCTATTACATCTATTAATACTTACATTACTGGGGTGTCTGCAGTTTTTGCAGCAAGTATTAATAATACTAACAATGCTCTTACAGCTTTGTCAGCTACGATGGCTACATCTATTGACAACAGTAATACAAACATTACAGCAAATGCGAATGCTATTACATCAGTCAATAGTGTTATTACTGCATTGTCTGCTACTATGGCTACAAGCATAGACAACACAAACACAAATCTTACAGCACTATCA